ATACTAGGAACAGAACAAGTTACCTTTACAGTAGAAGGTAATGTTGGAACTGGAAATGCATACTACTATGAGTACTATGATGATAATTCTTATCATACTATTCCAGCAGCTAACATGACTCAAGCAGTCACCAACTATCAGTATGAGATAAAAAAAGAAGATGACAAAAGAAATATCTTTATACTTAAACCTGACTATTTAAATGTAGTCTTTAATGATATGGATGATTTCATGCCATATAAAAAAGGTGCCGCTCAGTTTGTGAGTGACACCTTAAAGAAAGGAGAAAATATTAGACTGTATCAGTAACCTATTTAAAAAATAGATTGATGTATGCTGCTATGACCAGAAGGGTCAAGCAGATCTGATTATATTTCAACTATCAGCTAACTTTTGAAAGTAACTGAGTGCTTCATCTTCTTCATTAGAAGATCCTGAAGGAGCAGCAGCTACTGCAACTGGTTCTTCAGATTCAGAAGCAACTTCTTCATCTAATCTAGGAGCTTGGACAGGTTTCTGTCCCAAGACAGTCTTCAAACGTCTCTCCAAATCTTCATAAGATTTGAACTGATCAGGAGCAGTAATGGCAGAGAGTGAATACTCTTTCTTCCATAGTGCTTCCA